AAAAATTAATTTTAGAATTTGCATCCATTTTGTTTTAATTTACTAATAATCCTTAATATTATTTTATTTTTATAATTATATTATGGCACCAATTACTTTATGGGGACCAGCTACATGGGAATTCTTTCATACCTCAATTGCAAAGATTAAAGATGAACACTTTAAAAGTGTAGGGCCACAACTATTTGCTTATATAATGAGAATTTGCAATAATCTTCCTTGTCCTTCCTGTACCCAACATGCAAAATTTTATATGGGGAAACTCCTTAAAAACACTTCCTTTTTATCAAACAAACAATTGTTTATAAATGCCATTTATATTTTTCATAATGAAGTAAACAAAAGGACATTCAAAAAAATGTTTAATGTAGAGGATTTAGGAAAATATAATAAAATGCAATTAATTAATACATTTAATAAATTTTCCAAACATTTTCATTCAGATGGAAGTATTGCGCTTATTTCCGAAAACTTCCATAGAAGAAGATTAGTTGGTGAACTTAAAAAATGGCTACTTATAAATATTAATAAGTTTGATTCTTAAATATGAGCCGATTGCACTAATTCCCCATTTTTATAAACCGAACATTTAAACGTTTGTTTAGATGGCATTGAACAAACCTCTTTATTACTACCTCCAGTGTTTACGAATAAATATTTTTGTAAAGAAGAACTATACATTAAGGAAGAGATCCCGGCACCCAGTCCTGCTCCCCCAATCAAATCTCCTATTAAAAAACTGACTGCTCTTTGGGAACTAAAACATTGATTGGTAAATTTAATTAATATATCAAAAATAAAATAACTAATAAAAAATAATAATACAAAATAATTTATATTATTGCTAATAAACATTGGTGTTGTTAAATAAAAAAATGAAAAAATAAAAATAAAACTTGAATATGTAATATTGGCAAATGGCATAAAATTTGACTTACTGCATATACTATCAGGTGGATTTAATAAAACAGAACTACTAGTTTCACCAAATATATAGAACACACCAATCCGTAACATTGTTACAAAAAATAACCAAAACAAATAAATAAAACCATTAATAGCTATACCTGAAAAAATAGAATAAATAAAAATACTAGATAAAACAATAAATGGTGAATAAAATGAAAATATATATATTGGATTCATGTATATATATATATTTAAAAATATTATTTTATAAATTTCCCTATTAAAATTTGATTAGAATATCCAAGTATTTTTATATTATTAATTAAATAATAATCATAAATTACTGCTAAATTTTTTCCGTCTAAATAAAAATTGTTATAAAATAAGCAGTTGTCAATTATAAAATAAAAATCTTTAATTGATGTGGATAATTCAGATAGGGAATTCCTAAGTTCATGGTTATTTAATCCATTAAAATAAACAAAAAAATTTGATTTTATAACTTCTTTATATCCCTTAAAGAATAATTGTAACGAGGTTTTATAATTTATATTGTATCTATTTTCTTTTACATTAACTTTCTTTTTACAAATTAAATAACATTTGTTAAAAAATGATTTATAATATGGCCATTTATAATTTATTTCGTTAGTTATAAATAATACAATACTACTTTTATTAATTTCCTTTTTAGTTGTCAAATAATCAAATGGAGTATTTTTTATTTTTTTACTATTTAATATAAATTCCACTCTCTGGTAATATAAATTTAAAATCAAATTCCACATTTTTTCCAATCCCCATCCAGCATCTGGTTTTAACTTATTAAATCCTATTTTTAAGTTACTCCAATAATGAATGTCGTGCATTCTTATTCTCTCCTTTGATACCTGGAACATCGCTCCATATCCAAAGGAATAATTATATTCAATTAATTTGTCAAGCACAGGATCTTTAAAAAGTAAATAAAGTTCGTCTCTAATTTGTTGTCCGGTTTCATTGGTAATAAAGTAACTATGTTTTTTAACTATTTTATTAAAGTTGTGCAAATGAATTTCTTGTTCCTCTATTTGAGATATTTCATTCTGCAGCTCCTCAACTTTACAGAATTTATTTTTAATATTACTTATATGATCAATAAGCGTTGATTTTTGACAAATTATATTAGTTATTCCATTTACCAAAGCAGGAATACCTGAGGTATATTCTTTGTATTCATTAGGTTTTAATTTTATTTGATGAGTACTTAAATATTGAAATGGCACTCGCCGGCTTTGAATTTCTCTAATAAACTTTTGAGCTTTATGTAATTTACCTGCATAAACATGATCAAAAGGTTTCCCTTGCACAAACAATATATAATCTGGAAGTCTATTATAATTTTCAATTATATAATCTAGAAATGTACCTCCTTCCCTCCCCAAATTTGCACAATGAATAACATTTTTAAATTTATTTTGATTAAAGTCCCGATTTCCTTTATTATAGACAATTGTTTTTTCTGAATAAGGATTCAACCAATCTAAATTTTCATTGTATCTAGCACAAATTATTTTATGGTTCATAATCTAAAATAAGATTAAATACTTGATCAATATGACTTAACGGATGAAATTTTATATCCTTAATTTTATCACCCAATTTATCCTTACATTTGTCAAAATCTTCAATATTTTCAACTGGGAAGATAAAATCTTTAATTCCTGCTCTTACTCCACCCATTATTTTCAAATCTAATCCTCCAATTGCAGTAATATTTCCATCTAGCGATATTTCACCTGTCATTCCAAATGTATTTTTAATTTTTACGTTATTGAGCAAACTATATATTGCTGTTGTAATTGCACCACCCGCACTTGGACCATCTTTAGGAACAGCACCCTCAGGACAATGGATATGGACTCCTTTATTGTTATTTTTCCATTCTGTAATTAATTGTTTTTGTCTTTTCAAAGGAGTTTTGGACCATGCTATAGTCAATGCTACATTCATACTTTCTTTCATTACATCTCCCTGCATACCAGTAAGTTTAAGTTGTAAATTTTGATTACAAGGAAACAAGGATGTTTGAATAGGAATAATTCCCCCATGCCCAAATGCATTAGCCCATAACCCATTAATTATCCCTACGCAGTTTTCATTATGAATAAGTTTATGTTTAACTTGAGTTCTATCTTTTAAGAAACTATTGGTTACTTTTTCTTCTGTAACTTGAATAGGGATATTCTGTAATTCAAATATACCATTATTTAAAATTTCCAAATTTATGTCCCCTATTATATTAAACAATAATTCCTTCAATTTTCTTACTCCTGATTCATTTGTATACTTTTCAATAATAAATTTAATTACGCTGTCAGGAAAATGTATTTTTCCTTCCAATCCCATTTTTGATAATAATTCTGGTAAAATATGTTTGTTACAAATTACGATCTTTTCTTCAAGGCTTAAATGATTAAACTTAATACGATGAATTCTATCCAATAATATTCTATCTATTAATTCAACATCATTATATGAAAGAATGAACAAAGCTTTTGATAAATCAATATTAATACCTGCAAAATATTTATCTTGGAAGCAATCGTTTTGACTTACATCTAACAAATGTGTTAGAATTCCAATGATTTCTCTTCCATTTTCTGTTTTGCTAACTTTATCTACTTCGTCAATAAAAATTATAGGATTCATGCATTTCGCATCCATTAATATTTGAACAATATTTCCCCAATTAGAGCCAACATAGGTATAATTATGACCATGTAATGAACTTCCATTACTATCTCCTCCCAATTGAATCATTGAAAAAGGTCTTGGATTTCCCTCCGCATCTAGCAAACAATTTGCAATTCCTTTTTTAGCAAGAGTAGTTTTCCCAACACCCGGTGGTCCTTCAAAACCAAAACAATAACCAGAACTATCACCAGATATCCATTGCCCAATTATTCTTTCGACTTGTTTTTTGGCTTCATCGTGCCCATAAACACAACTATCTAAATTACCTCGAATTTCATACATTTTTTTAGGAATTTCATCAATTTTTTGATAAATTTGACATTGTTTAAACGTCGGAGTGGATAGTAAAGATTTTAAAGAAATAAGATTATGAATAGGAAATTGGTTTGTGTCAAAATAGGATAATAATATTTTTATAAGATTGGATTTATTAGAGTTAGTTTTAATGATTTCTTTAAAGGAAATATCACTATTAGCAATTTCAGAAACAATAGTAATTATTTGTTTTTTACTACATTTATCCAATTCATCTTGTAAAAAAGAAAATTTGCTTTTTGTGTTAATTAAATTTTTATTGCAGTAAATCATTAAATCAACTAAATTTGATACATTTACTGATGGCAAATTTTTTAGTTCTTGTATAATTTGTACATCTCCTTTAAGAGTGGAATATACATCCAAGATAGGTTCAACGCGTAAAATCCCAAATGGTATCTTCAACAACCCTTCTAAATAATTTTTTGCTTTTAAAAATGAATCATCACTTTTACCCTTAATTTCTTTTAATTTTTGAATAGCCTTTTCCTTAATTTGGTCTGAACATTTCATTAGTGCAATTTGATTTTCATATGAAACTTTTGGATTAGAAGTAAGGGAATTTAATTCTTCGGTATATTGTATAGTTTTTTCCATTGAATCTTGAAACTTTACTTTCAACGCAAATGGAAAGCTATCATAAATAAGTGTTTGTTCTAATGAATCAATATTTCCATTTGCATCTTTTGTCATTAAATCATATAGTAAATAGGCTAAATATTGTTGTTCTGTAAAAATGTTAACTACTAAAAGACTCATTAAATATTGTCGTTTTTGATAGAGGTCCAACTTCATAAAATCTTTAACAATAGTCTGTATGTTCCTTACGCTTTGGGCTTTAATTAATTGTATTACATCTAAATATTTAGACTTTAATTCTAGTGTATTAAACAAAAATAAATCTTTTAGTTCCAACGTTTCCACAAATTGTTTTTTATAATCCTTGTCCGAGGATTCATCCATAAATTCATTAATTTTATTATGAATATACGGGCAATTTACAAAATAACTAATATTTGTATTATCCCAAAATCCCTTAATTACGTGTGTCTCTTTTTTAACTTCATTATGAATAATAATATATGCACAATACATTTGAGAAAAAAAATTAGATTCTATCTTAGACCTACTTGCTGATTCCGAATTTTTAATATTATAAATACCTAAATTTTTGAGACCAATTAAATTTTCGTTATCTTTAATGTCCATATCTTCAATTTTAGTTTCATTTATATTATCCCAATTGATTGTTTTAAGGTTTAATGGATGAAAATATTCTTTAATAACCTCTAATTTCTTTTGCAGATGGTATTCCCCTATCTTTTGTAAATAATTAAATTCAATTGAAATATTCATAAGATCTTCTAACCTAGGAATTCCAAAATTCCTTATTACTAAAGAAATTTTCTTATTAACATCATTCAATTCATCAATTAAATGATTAGTATTTGAGTTTTTATTGTACGAATGTATATTTTTTAATTGCAATGAAATAGAATCAAAGTTTTTCATACATTCAATATATTGGCCTAATGACATTATATTATTGATTTTATTAGTATAATAATATTTTGAAATTTCATGAATTTTTGTCTCAAAGAAGACAATCTTGTTACCAATAAATTTAATTAAATTATGAGAATTGTCCATATAAATACAAAATATTATTATTATTATTAAATTACTTTTTTATTCAAAAATATATTAATGTAACTTAAAATTATTTGTATATTATCTTTACATTTAATATGATTAATGTGTAAATTTTTTGAAATGTGATTAAAAAAATTCCATTCTCTATTGCATTTTACCTCTATAACATTAGTTTTTTCTTTACAAAAAAACATATTGGATAAACCAGCTCCATGAGCCATAACAATAAGATTTGCATTAAAAAAATACTTAACCTGTTTTTCAAATGAATAATTTTGTAATATAACTGATTGAAATTTATTCCCAAATTTATTTTTCATTTTTGATTCTAACAAATCAACATCGGAAATTTCTCTTCTTGCAGATCCACTCTTCATATTAATATCATTTTCTATATCCTTGTATTGCAATTTATAATTTCCTCTCTTAACTAAAATAATCTTTGGGAAAGAGGGATCATTTGTTACTTTAAACCTTTTCCAAATATAGTTTCTAAAATTAATAAACATTTGAGGAGGGATAATATATTTATTTAAAACGAGAGATTTAGGAACATTTAATTTCTCAAACTCTTTTTCATAAAGTTCCTCAGAATCTTTGTCTAAAATTCTTTTATACAAATCCTTAAAATTTCCAATACTTTGTCTTGGCTTATGTAATCTGATTATTTTATTGATTTTTTCATTAGAATGGAAATTCATGGCAAACTCTGGAAATACGCAATCACAAATAAAATGAGCATAATTAAACAAAAAACTAATATTTTTGCCTGCTCGAACGTTTATTACTTTTATCATAGATATATATTAAAGATATTTAAATAATATATATATAATCACAATGGGTATACCTTTCTACTTTTCCTATATAATAAAAAATTATCCTAATATTTTAATACCAAGAGGAAATTTTAATAAATCAATCGACTATTTATTTATAGATTCCAATTCTATTATCTATGATGTTTTTCATTCAATGGACGAGTTCCCTAAACAACTTCAATTTGAGTTTGAAAATCAACTGATTAAACTTGTGATTGACAAAATTAATCAATTGATTTCTATTATAAATCCATACAAACAATCATTTATTGCGTTTGATGGAGTGGCACCTGTTGCCAAAATGGATCAACAACGAACGAGAAGATTTAAATCAGAATATCAAAAACAAGTACAACAGAAATTAGCTTATTCATATGGTGTTACTATTAAAAATAAAGAATGGTCAACTTGCAATATAACTCCAGGAACAGCATTTATGCATAAGTTAAATTCATCTGTTCAAGCAAAATTCTCTTCTAACCCTAACATTATATTTTCAGGCAGCGATCAACCAGGAGAAGGAGAACATAAGATATTTGAGTTATTAAGAACTAATAAATACCTATCTGATTCTGTAACTATTTATGGGTTAGATGCTGATTTAATCATGCTGTCACTTTGCCATAATCACTACTGCAAGGAAATAAATTTATGGAGAGAAACGCCAGATTTTATTCAATCGTTGGATGCTGATTTGGATCCAGAAGAAATCTATTTGTTATCGATTGAAAACTTAGCGGAACAAACTATTATTTATTTAAAAGAAAAAATAGATCAAAATGATTTAGATTATAATAAAGCAATGAATGATTATATATTTATATGTTTCTTAATGGGAAATGATTTTTTACCTCATTTTCCGGCTTTAAATATAAGGACTGGAGGAATCGATAAAGTATTAATGGCTTACCAACATATAATCAAGACTGGTGAATATATAACCCATAAGAGTTCTATAAACTGGCCAAATTTTGAAAGATTTATTAGATTCTTAGCCGATAATGAAGATGTTTACATAAAAGAAGAATATTCCCGGAGAAACAAATATGGAAAGTATAAACAACAGGTTAATTCATATGAAGAAGACTTTAAAAGATTTGAATTAAGCCCCAGTCATAATCGAACAATTGAACATTTTATAAATCCCAAGGAGGACTATTGGCAAAAAAGATATTATTCAGTATTATTTAACATAAAACAAGATGACCATTATATAAAACGAAAGAGGCTATGTATAAACTATTTAGAAGGTTTAGAATGGAATTTGAAATATTATACAGAAGGGTGTTGTAATTGGGATTGGCAGTTCCACTACAATTATCCACCATTATTAGAAGATTTAGTTAAATTTATTCCTCCAGCCAATGGTTCCTTACTAATAACAAAACCCACGAATCCAGTATCCGAACTTGTACAATTAGCGTATGTTTTGCCCCAGCAACATTTACATTTACTGCCTCCAAAATTCCGCAACATTCTATATAATAACCTAGGAAATTGTTATCGAACAGATTGGGAATTTTGCAATGCATTTTGCAAGTACTTTTGGGAAAGTCATGTATTGATGGAACCAATTAACATCAACACACTCAAAAAGATAATGGTTTAATAATTATTATTTTTATAAATGAAACGGAAATATCTCACAAAAGCCACTAAGACCATACTTTATTCATCCTATTATTGTTATATTCCATATAACAATTTATTTTATTAATATTCAAGATTTTTTCTTGAAATTAGTCAAAAGTCAAAACTTTCATTTTTTTCGGAAAAGTATTTTGCGATTTTTGAAAATGGACAAAAATATTTGTCCTTTTTTGAAAAGTCGAAAATACTTTTTGGAAAATTTTACAACTTTTGACTTTTGACGATAATGCTCTAAATACGAAAATAATAATTTAAATTTTGTGATTGAAAGAAAAATTTTGATTTTAAAGAAAAATCTTGCACTTTTTTTCGTCATCCATTTTAGGATGACAAAAAGGTGCAAAAAAGTGCAACTGGATTTTTACTGCGAAAAATGTGACTATAGTACGTCACGAAAGAGTTCATTGGATCGCCATTTTTTGACAGCAAAGCATCAAATGGATGACAAAAAGGTGCAAAAAGGTGCAAGACTGGAAATTTCAAATGCGGAAAAATTTGTGTGCGGTTGTGGTAAGACTTATAAGTTTAGACAGGGACTTTTTAGGCATAAAAAAAGTTGTTTATCAGAAAGTAACAAAGAACTTATAGAAATAGTTAAATACCAGATGGAAGAAAGTAAGGAAATAAGATCCTTTATGAAAGAACAGCAAAAAATATTGGAAGATCAGCACAACCAAATTAAAAAATTATCAGAAGAGAAATTTCCAACACAAGTCATTAACAATAATTGTTTCCAAAAAACTACTAATAAATTCAATTTAAATTTCTTTTTAAATGAACAATGTAAAGATGCGTTAAATTTAGGAGATTTTATTAATTCAGTAACTATCCAAATAGAAGACTTGGAAAATACAGGAAAAGTTGGTTTTGTTGATGGGGTAAGCAAAGTAATTCTAAAAAAATTAAAAGAATTAGACATTTATCAGAGGCCAATGCATTGTAGTGATTTAAAGCGGGAAATTATGTATATAAAAAATGAAAACAAATGGACAAGAGATGATGAAGAAATATATTTAAAAAATGCCATTGACCAGATTGGGGAAAAACATTTGAAACAAATTCCCAATTGGGCTGAAAACCATCCTGAATACGTAAATTTTAATTCAACTACTAATTCTCAATATATGAATTTGTTAGCTAGTTGTTTAGCCGATCCAACTGAATCTGAACATATGAAGAATGTTAGAAAAGTTGTCAGTAGGTTAGCAAAAGAAGTAGCAATTAATAAAACCGAGGAGTGATTATAATATATTTAAAAGAATTTAAAAATAAATGAGTTAGAATATTTAAATAAAAATAAGTTTATTTAAGTATAATGGAAAAAACTATTATTTCTGAAATTGCCAACAAGGAAAGTTTTTTTAATCTTTTACGCGAAAACCCTGGCCTAGTTATTATTAAATTAGGAGCAGATTGGTGTGGACCTTGTAAAACAATAGCACCATTAGTTCATGGTTTTTTTGCGAGTTCACCAGATAATGTAGTTTGTGCGGATATTGATGTAGATGAGTGTTTTGAATTCTATGGATTTTTAAAGTCCAAGCGAATGGTTAATGGCATTCCCGCTCTGCTTTGTTACAAAAAAGGTAATGACACATTTATACCAGACGATGCTTGTACAGGGGCAAATCCTCAAGAGTTGGATAGATTTTTTAGAAATTGCGGAAACTATCAAGCTGCCATAAATAAACGAGAAATTAAACAAACAATACCCACCTCGAAATTGTAAATTTAAATAGATATTTATAAAAGTATAAATAATAATTTTATAATAAAAATATAATAAAATTGTTATGGATATAAAAGATTTAGATTTAGACATTAACAATTATAGTTTAAATGAATTATTTACTTTGTTTAATATTCCAGAAAATGATTTATCCGATTTCTCAATGAAAAAAGCCAAAACAATTGTGCATAAAATACATCCTGATAAAAGTAAACTTGATTCTAAATACTTTATATTTTTTAGTAGAGCATATAAAAAATTATATGAAGTTTATCAATTCCAAAATAAATCATCTAGCAAAAAAATAGAAAATTATGCGACAATCGATAGTGAAAAAAATAGTGCCTTGTTAGAACAATATTTGAAATCGAATGAAATTGATAATTCCCAATCCTTTAATAAATGGTTTAATAAAGAATTCGAAAAAAACAATTATCATAAGCAGGAAGAAGGTTATCAAGAGTGGTTCCAAAGTAACGAAGATATGTTAGGAAGTACCCATTCAAATACGAAAGATTTATCCAATATTATTAGCGACTTTAAACATAACGCCATTACTAGTTATAAAGGAGATATTAATGGAATTGCTTCCCATTCTGGAGGAATGACAACTCTGGGAACTCAATCTTCCTTCTCTTCACCTATGTTTTCAGACTCATTGGGATATAATGATTTAAAGGACGCATTTCAAAACACCATTATTGGTGTAAATGAAGAACTGGAAAAGCCAACCTACACAATAAACCAATATAAAAATATTCGTGACACTCAAAATTTAAAACCAAAAACAGAAGAAGAGGCAAATCTATATTTTTATGACCAAAGTAGAATAGAAAATGAAGAATCTATACAAACCGCATATAAATTAACTAAAGAATACGAGGAAAATAAAATTAAAAATGAAAAATTTTGGAGAAAAATGCAGCAAATTACTAATTCCTAAAATTTATCTTATATATATATAATAAATATGTCAACTACATTATTATTGATAATTATAGGACTGCTAATTATTATTTTTACACAGAGGTATTTGGAAAAATACTATGAAGACAATAATGATAATTATTATGCAGAATTAAAAATAAAAGTGTTAAAAAATAACGACTTGCCTATTATTTGGGTCTATGTACCGCATGAATATAATGCTAGACATTGGTGCAGTTTTGGCTCAAGGTCAAGTTGGGATGTTAATCAGCCCTATTTAAATTTAACTATAAAAAGTATAATAAAACATTGTGATTCTAATTTCAAAATCTGTTTAATAGATGATGATTCATTTGATAAATTACTACCGAATTGGAAAATAAATTTGAGCTACGTAGGGGAGCCTGTAGCAGGATATTTAAGGCAGCTAGGTATATTAAAATTGGTGTATAATTATGGAGGGATGGTAGTTCCAATATCTTTTTTATGCAAAAAAAATCTATTACCTCTTTACCAATTGGGAACAGCGAACAATAACATGTTTGTATGTGAAAACATAGATCGTAATGTAACATCAGTGCATTTTGATTACTATCCAGATATAAGATTTATGGGATCAAATCGTCCAAAAAATCCAATATTGGGTGAATTAATTGAATTTATTGAAAGGAAAGTGTCAGCAGACTATACAGCCCAGTTCGAATTTTTAGGAGAAATTAATAGATGGTGTAATAAAAGAATTAATAATAACCGCATGAATTTAATTCAAGGAACAATGATTGGTATAAAAACTATTGACAATGATCCGGTAGTTATTGAGGATTTGTTAGGAACTTATGAAATAAAATTGGATAGAAACATGTATGGAATTTTCATTCCAGCCGAAATGATTATTAACCGAAGGCACTATGAGTGGTTTGCTCGTAGTTCTCAAGCCCAAGTCCTTTCTGGAAACTTTATTCTAGCAAAATACTTTATTGAATCATTGGGGGATGTAAATATTGAAACTTTTGAAAATAAACCGGATTGGGTAAGCTTTTGGCGCGTTCCGTTACGTGCACCGGTTTGGGGATTAAAACCAAAATACCTGGGAAATTACGTACCTAAAGAAAAATATCCTTAACTAAAGGACAAAAAATTTTGTAAATTAAAAATTTTAAATTACAAAATTAGTGTTGTGGGTTACGTGCTCTATAATGAATGCATTCGGGGTTGCATTGGTATGGGCAGGTTGGAAGACACCTTACATATTTTGAGCAATTAGACCCATTTTCATCAGATTTAGGTGTTATCCCATCAGTGCAACATCCATAACGAGTTCCGGCGCAACCGCCTATAATGGGGGGATGAGTTTCAGGTTGAGGAGGAGTGTAAGGTTGGGGTTGGGGAGGTTGTTTTCCATCTTTACAAATATATTCATAATGCCCTGGAATTATAGAACCACACCTCCAATTATACTGGGGTCCTACCCAAACTTGATAACAATCTTGAGGGCAATTTGTATATTCCTTAATAGAAACATTACAAGGTAATGTTGAACAAGGTGTTACGCATACACAAGGATAGTTGTAACAATTATTACAATACATTTTTATAATTTATAATAATTTAATAATTTTTACTAAATAAATAATTTACCAACCGCAACCAGGGAGTGTAGGAATTTGACTAGAGTCAAGTATTACAGAACCAGGAGGCAAACAGCATGGATTATAACAATAAAGTGGCATAATGTTAGAAGGAATCATATCAGGGGGACATAAATTTTGGCAACATGGGTTGCATGGTAGTTGGCAAGGTGGGGGGCAAGGCATGTAGCAAGGGGGAGGACAAGGTGGAGGGCAGGGTTGAACGCAGGGATTATAACAACAAATAGTTCCTACAGAACACCCTTGGGAAACAACAGGTTGACAAGGATGAGGGCCAGGTCTGTTAACAGGGTAAGGAGGGCAACAATAACTCATTATACTAAAAGAAAATATAATTAAAATTGCAAAAAATTAAATTGTAGAATCATGGAAAATATAATAAACAATTTCATATTTACTTTTGAAGTACTTTATTTCTGATGTATATTCTATTTTCAAAAAATTGCATATTTGTCTTATTATTGTAAATAAATTATTTATAGTCAAAGTTTTTTTTAAATAATGCTTTTTGGAATTAAAATAAAAAGGTTCAATATCAGAAATAAATTTTTGAAAGTCCGCATCGTGAAGTTGTATAATTTTAAATGTTTCTTTATTTAAAATATATGGAGTACTTGATTTACAAATTTTATCTAAGAATTCAAATAATATAGAAGGAGAAAACTTTTGTTTAAAAATTTGCGAGCTCATATTATTATATACTATTAACCAATATTATTTTTTTTGAATAAATCAAATTGAACGCAGCGATTTATAAATTTTATTAACAAATATTACTAAATCTAACCTATTTTCGTAATGAATATAATAATTGGAAATGAATTGGCAAATAATAGGTATTATTTTTAATTTATATTTATCCTCTAATTCACTGCATTTTATAAATTCATAAAATGATTCAAAGATGTCAATATTTGAATATCCTAAATTTGGGATATTTAAAATGGACGCACATGCTTCTTCTAATTTTCCAATGTTAATAAAATCAAAAATGCTCTGGAACAATGAATCATTTATATCACAAGTCATTGATGTACACAAACTAGAAGTTATTTTAACATTTAATAATCTTAGCTTATCAAGAGAATTTATCAGTTTTCTAAAAGAGTTGTTGGATTTAAAAACAATAGACTTTATAATCATAGGATTTTGAATGTCTATTTTTTCCAAATTAATTATATGATTAGTGATATTTGAAAAATCCTCTTGTTTTGGAGAGGATAAAAAATGAGTAATAAATCTTGATTGTAATGCAGCTATAATTTTCTGCTGTACAACAGCGGATGCTATAAATAATACGTGTTTGCTATAGGAATCCATTAATGAACGCAATATATGTTGGGAGGAATCAGGTATTGTGTCTAAATTATCAATTACTAACAATTTCTTAAATTTGTGTAAATTATTGTTGGATTGGCAAAATAGTTTGATATCATTTTTAAAGAAATTAATCCCTTGTTCTTTACTTTGATTTATAAATAAAAAATTATTTTTTATATTGGTAATTTTAAAATAGGAAAAATAATCTTTTACAAATGCTTCTAAAAAAGTAGTTTTTCCATATCCCGAGTTTCCTATTAACAAAAAATTTACGTTATTAAATTCCATCATATTACGTAAAAAAATTTTGGATTCTTCTTGTCCATAAAAATCATTGATAGTATATGGTTTATATTTATTAATTAATAATTGGTTATCCATTCTCTTATTATGTAAGTTATTTTTAATATAAGATTATATGAATATATTAAAATATGAAAAATGAAAATTATTATGAAATACTAAATATTGAGAAGGATGCCTCACCCGATGAAATAAAGAAAGCCTATCGGAAACTTTCACTTAAATACCATCCGGATAAAAATCCAGATCCGCAATCATCACAAATGTTTCATAAAATCTCAGAAGCCTATGATATATTGTATGACAACCAGAAAAGACAGAATTATGATTTTCAACATAAGTTTTCCAAAACAACAATGCCTGGTCAGCAAGAATCAATAAATATGAATGATTTATTCCAAAATTTATTTGGAAACCAAAATGTAAACCTTTTCAATGATTCTGGATTATTTTGTGGAAACCATATTTTCAATCAATTACAAAAGCCTGTTCCTATAATAAAATCAATAAATGTAGATTTTAAAACAACATATTATAAACAAACTATCCCAGTTGAAATAGAAAGATCAATTGTGGATCAACATTCCAAAACATTTGAGAAAGAAAAGATTTATATTGAAATAGAGGAAGGAATTGATGAAGATGAATTAATAATAATTCGAGAAAAAGGGAATATTAATCACCTAAATATACAAGGAGACATTAAAATTTTTGTTAAAATAGAGAATAATACTGATTTTGTACGAAATGGATTAAATTTGGAATTACGTAAAAAAATTACTCTAAAAGATGCTTTATGTGGGTTCTCTTTTGAGATAAACCACATAAATGGTCGAATTTATAAAATAAAAAATGAAATTGGAAATATAATTGCGCCTAATTATACAAAAACGATTCCTAATCTGGGAATTAAACGTAAAGATCAATTGGGAGTCCTGAATATTAGTTTTGATATAATATTCCCCAACAATTTGCCTGTAGATAAATTAGCCAAAATTAAAGATATTTTGTGAATAATATTAAATAAAAACTTATATTCTAATTATTTTTTCCACACATACAAATATTCGTTATAATCATCAGGAGATTTTTGATTTTTGGGTTTACGCTTGTTTTTCAATAATATTTTATTAGTGGCTTTGCCAAATAATGGTATGCACACTGATTGGTATAAATCTTTTTGAACATTTAAAATATAATATCCGTGTTTTTTTAAATATTTATAGGTTTTGGAAAACAAAGGAATGTAAAACTTTTCATTCCATTGGTAGTAATCTTTTGGTTTCATATGCTCATAAATTTCTGTATTATAATAAGGGGGTGATGTAAAAACCATGTCATAATCTAACTTGGAATAATCTACTTTTAACGCATCACGGAATATCAGATGAATTTTAGTTTCAGTTCCTATTTCTTCTATAACTTCAACCATTTGTTGATAGGGAATTTTTAAAGATAAATTCGAATCGATGCCAATATAGTTTGGAATATTAGCTACACAAGCACCCACCAGTCGTCCTCCCCATCCCATAGTAAAATCCAACACAGAGAAAGGATTATATTTTTCAAATACTTCCAGGGCTGTTACTGGTTTAAATATTCCTATTGAACCACAATGTAGTTTGAAAACTCGGTAAATTGTTAGGTCTTTATCTTTGTCATTTTGGGAATCGATTAGTTTTTTTATATATGGTTTTTTATGATATTCTTTATCTTGTAAAAACTGGAAAAAGTTCAATCCTCGTTTACTTATTGTTTCCAGACGAGGTTCAAATGTAAAATAATCCACAAATTTATTCCCTATACGAGTTTCTGATCGTATATCGTTTACATTAATTTCTTGTAATTTTAAATAATCAATAATTGCATCGTCTTCACTTATATTTTTTAATCGTTTGGCAATTTCCTTCTTTTTGGAATTAGAAAATGAACTTCCTAATTTGTACTTATAAACATTATTTATACTCATCTAATATTTATAAATAAATTAAAAATGTGTAATAAAAAATATTTTTTAGAAAAATTCTACAGCGTTTAATGAATCGTTTGGATGTATTCCTAAACGTGGGTAAAATCTTCCACATCGAGAGGGAGGAGTGCATAAAGTTGCTAAGCGCAATTTTGCTCTTCTGTTAAATATGTTTGAAGGACCTACCCCCGATCCTGGTACATAGCTATTAAAAACATTAGATTGTCGTCCTCCTAAAAGTCCAAGCGGGAGAGTACGACGGGTACCGGATCCATTATTCCTCTTAAAGTTAAATCCACTTTTTCCATAATAAAATTGGCCGTTTCTGGGCATTCTATATACTTATTTTATATTATAAATCCTGGTCTACTATTTTATACTATATTCTACAATTAAATTAGGTAATCATTTTGGTTGGTAAATCTGCCGAAACTAGATAAATAGAATTTTCAGTAACGATAATAAAATCTTCTTTGTTTTTATAAAATGCTGAAAT